GGCCCCGGTGTCACCGATTGAGGCGTTGATGCGTCGACGCGAGATGCGCGCGTGACGTTCGCTACGGATTTCATCGGCAACCTGCGCCAGTCGAAAGGCCGGTGGGCTGGCGAGCCGTTGCAACTCCTGCCGTGGCAGACCGAGATCCTCGACCGGTTGTACGGGACGATCCGTCCTGATGGCACGCGCCAGTACCGGACCGCCTACGTCGAGGTTCCACGCAAGAACGGGAAATCGACGCTCGCGGCCGGGATCGCGCTGTACAGCCTGATCGCCGACGGCGAACCCGGTGCCGAGGTGTACCTCGCTGCTGTCGATCGTGACCAGGCGGCAATCGTGTTCGACGTGGTCCGCGAGATGGTGGCGCAGGAACCGCACCTGAAGAAACTCCTGAAGGTGGTTCCATCGACGCGTCGCATCCTCTACGGTGCGACATCATCCGTCCTGCGCGTGATCGCATCCGACGCAGGCGGGTCGCACGGCTTCAACGCATCCTGCGTGATCGCGGACGAGGTGCACGCGTGGCCGTCGCGCGAACTGTGGGACGTCCTGTCGACGTCGACGGGTGCGCGTCGCCAGCCGCTCATGATCGGGATCACGACCGCGGGGTTCGAGTCAAACAGCCTCGGTGGACAACTGCACGAATATGCCGAACGCGTCCGTGACGGCGTCGTGGACGACCCGTCGTTTTTGCCGGTGCTGTATGGGGCCGAACCTGACGAGCCGTGGGATGATCCGGTGGTCTGGCGCAAGGCGAACCCGTCGCTCGGGCACACCGTGACGGAGGAATACCTCGCAGGCGAATGCGCCCGCGCCAAGGCCGTCCCGGCGTACGAAAGTGCGTTCCGGCGACTCCACTTGTGCCAGTGGGTCAATCAGGAAACGCGCTACCTGCCGATGGAGGCGTGGGCCGACTGCGCCGGTGGCGTGACGTTCGCGGATCTGGAGAACGAACTGGACGGCGAGGTGTGCTACGGCGGACTGGACCTGTCGGCCACGACCGACATGACGGCGCTGGTGCTCGTGTTTCCCCGTGGTGACGGACGGTACGACGTGATCCCGCGATTCTGGCTGCCGGGTGACGACATCAAGCGCCGGTCCGAGCGGGATCGCGTGCCGTACGACGTGTGGGCGAGGCAGGGGTTGCTGACGCTGACCCCAGGCAACGTGGTCGATTACGCGCATGTCCGCGCCGAGGTGAACGCACTGGCGCGACGGTACGTGATCGGCGGGATCAGTTACGACCGGTGGGCAGCCACGCAACTGGTGCAGGAGTTGGTCGCGGACGGGATCGACATGGCACCGATGTCGCAAGGGATGGCGTCGATGGCAGCGCCGACGAGTGCGCTGTTGCAACTGACGCTCGGGCGGAAACTTCGGCACGCCAATCACCCGATCCTGCGCTGGCAGGCAGACAACCTCGTGGTCATCAGCGACGCGGCGGGGAACGTCCGGCCTGCGAAGCACAAGGCCCGGCAACGCATCGACGGGATCGTGGCGCTAATCATGGGCATCGACCGGGCGTCACGGAACGCGGGTGCGGGTGCGTCGGTGTACGAGGAGCGGGGGATGCTGGTGCTATGAGCGACGAGATCAGTTCAATCGTGATCGACGCGGTCGGGATCATCGGGGTGATATTGTTGGTCACCGGGGTCGGCCTATGGTCTGTCCCGGCAGCGCTCGTGATCCTTGGCCTTATCGGTATCCTGTTATGGATCGGCGCACTCGGCGCGTCACGGAGGCAACAACGATGAGCGTTATCGGACGTGCGCTATTCGGGTCTGGCGAGAACCGCAACTACTGGTGGCCGCACCTTGCCCAGGCGATGGCGGGAAGCGCGAACACGACTGGACGAGCGGTGACGCCAACGACGGCGGTTGGCAGCACTGCGGTCTGGGCGGCGGTCCGGATCATCAGTGAGAGCATCGCCACCCTGCCGTTGCGGGTGTATCAGCGTGGCACGGACGGTCGTGCCATCGCCACGGAACATCCGCTGTACCCGATCCTGCACGACCGCCCGAACCCGAGGCAGACAGCGGTCGAGTACCGTGAACAGCAACTGGCGAGCCTGCTCCTGTGGGGCAACGCGTACACATGGATCGACCGGTGGCCGTCCGGCCGACCACGCGCACTGTGGCCGATCCGGCCGGACCGCGTCACCGTCAAGGTCGACGTTGCAACCGAGGCGGACCCGGTGCCGAACCTTGTCTACGTCGTCCAGACGCACGACGGCGGGCAGCGCGTCTACCCGGCTGATGACATCCTGCACATCCGTGGCCTGTCGAGCGACGGGCTGATGGGCTTGTCACCGATTGCGGTGCACCGCGACGCGGTCGGACTGGAACAGGCGGAGCGCGAGTTCGCGGGACGCTTTTTTGGCAACAACGGGCGACCCGGCGGCGTCCTGAAAGTCGCGGGACGGCTGTCCAACGACGCAGCCGTGCGACTGAAGCAGTCGTGGGAATCCGCACACCGCGGATTGGACAACGCGCACCGCGTCGCCGTCCTGGAGGAGGGCATCGAGTGGCAGTCGATGGGGATGCCACTTCAGGATGCCCAGTTCGTCGAACAGCGCCGGTTCTCGATTGAGGAAATCGCGCGCATATTCCGGGTGCCGTTGCACCTGATGGGCGACCTTCAACGCGCGACCTACTCCAACATCGAGCACCAGAGCATCGAGTTCGTGGTGCACACGATCCGCCCGTGGTGCGTCCGCCTGGAGCAGTCGTTCAACACGCTGCTCTACCCGTCCGAACGTCAGGGCCTGTACATCGAGCACAGCGTCGACGCGCTGTTGCGCGGGGATATCAAGTCCCGGTACGACGCGTACGCGGTCGGTCGCCAGTGGGGATGGCTGTCCGTCAACGAGATCAGGGCGTTTGAGAACCTCAACGGTGTCGGCACGGATGGTGACAGCCTCATCCAGCCGCTGAACTTCGGCACGATGGGTGCGACGCCGACGGACGTGGTCGCATCGACACCGGCGCAACCGAGCGCCGGTGCGCGTGCGATCATCCGCGAAGTCTCCACCCGCATGCTCGAAGACGGTGACACGTGGGACATCGAGGAACGTGCCATCGAGGTCCCCGAATGGATGCGGGTGAACGTCCGGCGTGGTCTCGCGTGGTACGAGGATGGCCTGGCGGGTGAGGGTGTCACCGCGCAGACGGTCCGCGAGGCGCGACAACTCAGCGCGGGATCGTGCAGTGATGCCAAGGTCCGCCGGATGGCCGCTTGGTTCGCGCGCCACATGGTCGACTTGGACGCACCGGCAGCATCACCGGACAACGAGAACTACCCGTCACCCGGCGTCGTTGCACACGCGTTGTGGGGCGGCGGAACCCGCGGACAGTCCGAACGGGCGCAGCGATGGGCGAAGGCACGCGTGGCGGAACTCGACGGGCCAATGCAAACCGAAGGCCGGACATTGTCTGGCAGTCACGAGGACGACGTCACCGCGCTTGTCGGTATGGCGATGCGGTCCCTCGATGTCCCCGGTATCGCGTCCGCGATTCGGGAGAGTCTCGGAGCCGAGAAATGAGCGAAGGCACGACGCGCGGTGAGGCAGCCGCACACATCCTTGCACGCGAGACCGGACGGCGGATGCGTGCCGTCCAGGCACGGATCGACGAGGTCGAGGAACAGCGCAAGGCGGCGCTCGACGCGATCTCGTCACGGTTGACCGAACACGACGGGGCCGAGGCGCGTCAGGACGGGCTGATCGACGGGCTACGCGCCGACCTCGGGACGGTGCAGGCGGTCACGAGCGCGATTGATGCGGCGCACGGGGAGACGCGGGAACTGACGGCTGCACAGGCGCAGGAACTGGTCCGCATTGCGCAACGCCTGACGGTGAACGAGGCGGTGGATGCAAAACAGGACGGGACGCTGGCCGAGGTGCTCGACCGCGTCGACGTGCTCGAAGCGACCGCGCCGGTGCCGGGACCAAAGGGGGATCGCGGGGAGCGTGGCGAGCGCGGGCCGCGTGGCTTGATGGGTCCGCCAGGGATACCCGGGTCCGGGTCAGGCGGGTCCGGGTCCGGCGGTTCCGGCGCGATCAACAGCGTCACCGCATCATCCGGCCTGACCGTCACGGGCACTTCGGATCTCACGATCACCAATACCGGCGTGCGGAGCCTGAGTGGTTCCGGGCTGACGGTGTCCGCGTCCACTGGTGACGTGACGCTGACCGCACCGACCATTGCCGGCGGAACCGGGATCAGCGTGTCGGGGTCCGGGACCACATCGATCACCGTGAGTGCGACCGGCGTGAACTCCGTGACTGGTGGTACCGGGATCAGCGTGTCAGGAACCACTGCGCTAACCGTCACGAATACCGGCGTCACATCCATCGTTGCCGGGACGAACGTGAGCGTGTCTGGTGCCACGGGTGCCGTTACCGTCAACGCACCGGCGTTTGCGACTGCCGGGTCGTCAGCGGTTGGTGACAGTGCCGCAGCAGGCACCGCGACGACGGCGGCGCGATCTGATCACGTGCATGGC